AGCGCATTCACATGGGCGCGGGAGGTGGTGAAGCTCTTCAGCCGACGCTGTCCAGAGGTGGCATCGAACCCGCCCGGCACACCGTAACCGCCGACCCAAGCGCCGACCCGCGCACGCCAGTTGGTCTTGGCCATGATCACAAGTCCTTCGATGCGAACGGACGCGATACCCGCGACCGCGTGACGGTCGTGTCGGCAGCCGCAATCCGTCGCTCGAGGTCGAAGATTGCCGTCGCCAGTTCGGCATCCGAACCATAGGTGATCTGGCGACCGTCATAGGTAATCGACCGCACCCCGCCAAATCGCATTCCCAAAAGGGCCGCCAGCAGCGCCTGCATTTCTGCCAAAGTCATCGTCATTTCCTCAAGTAAGTCGGGGTCACCGCGCCAGAACGGCGGCGGCGGGGTGTCAGCACGGTTCCCGCGGTGGGCGCGGTCGGCTCAACGATCTCGGGTGCGGCGATGACTTTGGTCACAACACCCGCTTGGTTTTCCAGCGACCGCCATGTCGCCTCATCCCAACGATCAGCGCCGAGGATCCAAGCGGCTGCTCGGGCGTAGACCCGGCAGTCCAGCGCCTCGTTCCGCTCGCGCATCTTCTGCCATTCCTGATGGCCGAAGCCGCGCTTGTTACGGACCGTGACCATCTGCTCGGCCACCAGCTGCTTCAGCCATTCGGTGTCGGCCCAACTGGGCAAGTGCATGGTGCCGGGTGCGTCGCAGACGCCCAGCGCGCGATCCTCATCAGAGGGACGTTCCAGCCGCAGGAACCGATAGGTTTCCGCCTTGAAGGTCGAAACGGCGATGGTCCAGAGCCGCGCGCCCCGGCGCAGACGTTTGCCGCCGATGGTGGCATCGACGAAGGTCGGCCCCGACACTGGCGTCGAGCGGTTGAAGCTTTCCACGCCTTTGATGGGTGTGGCCTGCGCGTAGCCCACCGCTCGCGACCAGGCATAAACCGCCGGAGCCTCATAGCCCGTGTCGATGGCCAGTTTGGACAACTGCATCACGGCCCCGCTTTCATGCGACCAAGTCCGACCGAGCAAGGCTGTCAGCTTGTCCCATGCGCCGGGATCTTCCGGCCCACCGGGGATGACGATGTGCTCGACCAGCCAGCTTTCCAGACCCCGGCCCCAGGCCCAGATATCCACTTCGATCCGATCCTTCTGCACATCTGCCCCAGCGGTCAGGAACAGTCCGAGGTGCGGGACGGTGGCGGCAAACACCTCGCGGCGATCTGCCAGCCGCTGCCATTCGGGAGCATCGCCCGATTCCACCCATGTCTCGCCCAAGAGCGTGTTGCGCGCCGCGCGCAACATCTCCTCCGAGCCTTGGGCCGCCAGCCAATCCCGCGCGATCTGCTGCCAGCTTTTCCAGCCCAACGGCGAATAGAGCGCCGAAATATGGAACCCGATGGAATGCGGATTGGCCGACACTGCCTGCGCCCGCCATTCGCCCCGCTCCAGCATGCGGGTCTTGTGATGCCCGGCAATGGCCTTCTCGCAGCCATCGCAATGATAAGCCGCAGTGTCGGGTCGCCCCTTGTCCCAGCGCAGCCGTTCAAACTGCAGCCACTGCATCGCCCCACAATGCGGACAGGGCACAAAATACCGGCGCTGATCGCTGGCCTCGTATTCCCGCTCGATCCGGCTGATGCCCCGGATCGTCGGGGTCGAGACCATGAACACCTTGCGGCGATGCGAAAAGGTGGTGGTGCGTGCTTCGGCCAGCGTAACCGGGTCGCCTTCCTCGTCAGCCGAAGCCGGATAGGCATCGACTTCGTCGAGAAAGATGTAGCGCGCGGGCATCGAACGCAGGCCGGTGGCCGAGTTCGCCCCCGTCAGCACCAGGATGCCGCCGGGGAATTCCTTGGACAGCATCGAGTTGCCCGCGTCGCGCGACCGGGCGGGGTTGACCCGTTCCCGCAGGGCCGGACTGTCAGCAATCAGAGGATCGAGCCGTCCACGCGATGTGCGTTTGGCCATCTCCAGCGTCGGTAGCACCGCCAGCATCGGCCCCGGCGCGTGATGGATCACAAACCCGATCCAGTTGTTGCCCGCTTCGGTTGCGCCAACCTGCGCCGCCTTCATGAACGTCACGCGCTGCGCCGGGTGGCGCGGGGACAGCGCATCCATGATCTCGCGCAGATATGGGGTCCGAGCGGTGCGGTACTGTCCAGGCTCGGCCGAAGCGCGCGACGACAGCTTGCGGTGCTGATCCGCCCATTCCGACACCGTCAGGTCCGGATCGGGGCGCATACCCTTGCGCCATTGGCGCAGGATGTCCTCGGCCCCATCAAAGCCGAGGTCGAGTCCGTCCGTCAGGTGGTCTTCGGTCAGATCGCCATCATCAACCGAGGTTGACGCGGAGATCGGCGAGGGCGGCGAGGTGCTGTCTGACATGGGCTTCCAGCACCCTCTGCAGGATCGCGGCCTCGATGATCACCGGTCGCACCGGTCGCAGCGGATTGCCAGATTGTTTTTCCACCTCCGCTGCCACTTCGGCGGCCATCAGCGCCGCCACTCTGCTGGGCCAGGTCACCCAAGTGTCGCGTTCCTGCCGCGCCAGACGGAACACCAGCGTCTCCGCCCGCGCCCGGTCAACCAGCGTGCCCTTCTTTTTCTGGATCGCCAGCTGTTTTTCCTGCGCCTGGTAGACCGTCAGCGCAGTGCGGGCTTTGAGATAGGATGAACTGTCCGCTGGCCCCGAAAAGCCACTATCGCCGCTCGTGCTTCGGCGCTGTTGGTCGGGGTCGGTCATCTCCGCGCGCCGTACATCCGAGGCCGCAGCGTTGATCGACCCATCGCCGTAGACCACCAACCGGGTGGCCCTGCGCGCCTTCTGGATCGCTCCGCGCGACAGACCGGAATGGGCGGAATACTCGCGTTCACTCATACCTTCCATGGCGCTTGGGTTTTCCTCAAGATATTGTAATTAAACAGAAATACATGTCTTATTCAGTTGATTACACTCGGCAACCGAGCGATTCTCGGATCAGGAAATCACCGATGAACGGACACCAGATCATGACGCACGCGACCAAACCCACCCCCACAGCCCCCCAAGCGCTGATCCTCGACATCGCCACCAGGCACTTCTTCGTCGAGACGCTGGAAACCCGGAACCGCGACCGGCTGGATTTCCACGATGTCGCCGTTTGGGCCATGCACGCCGCCTTGAGCGAGGCCTACGAGGCCGGGCGCATCGCCGGTGCCAAGGCCATGCTGGCCGCCGCCACCTCCCGCTGAAAGGATCGAACCATGGCCATCACCACCATCCGCATCGACATCGCCACGCTGCCAGACCATCTGGACCGCAGCCGCCTGAACAGCGTTGCCGCCAGCATCGAGGAGGCGCTGAAGGACGCTGGGATCCGGGCCGACTGCTCGGATCTGTTCTCCCACCTCAAGATCGAACTTCCGACCGCGCAACTGGCCGGTGCCAGCGCCGTGCTGGTCGAGCTGCATTTGATCTGAAGGACGCCGATGAGCACGCGCGCGCAGATCGCCATTAAAACCGGCCCCGACGAATGGGCGCATGTCTATGTCCACTTCGACGGCTACCCCGCCCATATGCTGCCCGCGCTTGTGGGCTGGAAGCCCGAGGATATCCTCACCGCTCGGGAAATCCGGCAGGTCACCCCCGAGGCGCTGGACTGCTTCAGCCCGCCCCGCGATCCCCGCATCCTGCCGCGACCAACGCGTGAGTTTGCCCACCTTTACATCTGGATCGGTGGCCAATGGGTGGCGGTTGTGCCGCAGGCCGAAGCGGACAAAACCCGGGCATTCAGCCCCGGAGTTTAATCAGAAAGCACTGATATTGCTCGGATTTGCCTACACTAGCCGCCCTACCAGAGCGATGGTGATTACACAGAAACGATGCAACTCACCGAAGGACGACACGCCATGACCACCCGCCGCGCGACCGACAACACCAAAGCCCTCGACGCTTTCATGACCACAAAGTTCCAGATCGACGCGATGCTGGAGCGTCTGAAGGCCCTTAGCGACGACCATTTCGAGACCCACCCCGACGAGATCAACTGGGGCGATGTCGGCACCCTGAACCACTACGCCAGCCTGCTGCGTCAGATCACCGACAGCGCATTCAGAGAGGGCGAACATGCCGCTTGATCCTTGCATCCCTCGCAACAGCCCCGCCCTGCGGGGCTTGGCCTCGTAGAAGGGTGCGCAATTCCGCGCGCCCCGATACGGAGACGATGACCCAGCTATCCGACACCCAAGCCCTGATCCTGAGTTCCGCCGCCCAGCGGCCCGAACACATCGCCCTGCCACTGCCCGAAAGCCTGCGCGGCGGTGCCGCCGCCAAGGTGGTCGGCGCGATGATCGCCAAAGGCTTCCTCGAAGAAGTCGATGCCAACCTGCGCCGCGACGAACCCGTCTGGCGCGAAACCGGCGACGGCCACGGCACCACGCTGATCGCGACCGACGCTGGCCTTGCCGCCATCGGCATCGAGCCCGAAGACGCGGACACCGCACCCGTGGGCGCGACGGACACGCCGACAGAGGAAGCCGCGCCCGACACCCCCGCCGAACCCAACGCCCCGCCCAAGGCGCGCACGCCGCGCGAGGGCACCAAACAGGCCACCCTGATCGCCATGTTGCGCGCACCGGACGGCGCGACCATCGAGGAAATCATGGCCGCACTCGAATGGGCGGCACACACAGTCCGGGGCGCAATGGCCGGGGCGCTGAAGAAGAAACTCGGGCTCGAAGTGACCTCGGAGAAGGTCGAGGGGCGCGGAAGGATCTACAGACTGCCCGCTCCCTGATCGCTCAGCCCGGCAAGATCACATTGCCGCCGTCCCATCTGGGGCGGCGGTTTTTCATTACATCGACAGCAGATCACGGGGGCGGCCGCTTGCAGGTTGTCCTGCACCACGCGAGTCATTTCGTTCGTGATGCGCCGCAAAAGTGCCCCGAACGGTCGCTGATCTGAGATGCTCGTGACGAACATCGAGTGGCATGACATGCTGTTCGAAACGTCTGAACATGGTGGTACCGGATGACCGAAGACAAAGCTGTTAATCGTGTAATCATTGATCGCGACAGCCTGCCTGCAAAGTGGCCCACCCATCGCCATGCGCCGGAATTCTGGGAGCAGCTCGGTAGAACTGTCGCAACCTACGGTTTTCTTGAGGAGGTCTTGGGCAAAGCGATTTTCGCATTTACCGCGACTCGGCGTTTTGGAACGGGCGCAGAGGCACAAGAGGCTTATGCCTCATGGCTTCCAACCCTTGAAAGAGCCCTGACAGACACATTGAAACCGCTAGCCGATGCCTACGGAAGGGCGGTTCGCGCCAACGCTGAGAGCACCACTGAAAACGTCGACGAACTCATTTCGGCGATTAAGGAAGCGTCGGAAATCAGGAATGTGATTTGTCACGGCTCTTGGCGAGCGCCCGATCCCAAAGGACGATCCTTGCCTCTTTTCGTAAACAAACTGGATGGGATTTTCGACACGCCATTAGATATTGCATACCTCCACCAAGTTCAAAGCCACATCGCAGAGCTTGCGGCGACTGTAATTGATACGGTAACTCACATGGGATTTCAGTTTCCAGGTGGTGCTGGGCCTGGAAAGCGAATTTGGGACAGTAAGTAATGGATGCGGTCAATCCCGCTCAATGAGCAGCCGCTCGAACGCCCGCCGCAAGGCGTAGCTGCGGCCAATTGATACGATTGTGAAAACCAACCCCAGCTTCAGGTTCTGCGCCAGCGTCGTGTGCAGACCGAAAATCGGGAAGATCAGGATCTGCGTGACGACGGCGACGCCGTAGCCGACGATGACGTTGGCCACTGCTTCAACCAGCGACATGGCGCGCGACTGCTTCATGCCGACACCTCATCCACCGGCCAGTAATTCAACTGCGAGAGTTCGTAGCGCATGCGCTGCAACCAAGGGGACCACACCGTTGCCACACAGGCGAAGCCGGTCCACCCGGTGGGCCAACCCATCAGCGCCTCGACGAACAGCGGGTTCAAGGTCCGGCGCACATCGCAGGTATCGCTCCCAGCCATCGGCGTCACCAGGACCTGGCGGCCAAGCAGGCCGTTGACCGGCGTATTCGCTAATGTCGTCGCACCATCCTTGTGATCGCGCGCCGTCGGTGTCATCCACATTTGGCTGACATGGGTCAGATCGGCCGTTCGCCGGTTGCCCGCGCTTGGCTTGCAGCCGTCGTTCGCCATCGGCGTCGGCCAGTCGCGCGCCATCCCGTCCAGACCCTTCTCGTCGCGCCTCTCGCCACCCCGGCTGCGGAAACTGTCGGTCTGCGGCGTCGGCCACAGCGCCGCCGTCGTCGCGAGGTTCATCCCGTGCTGACCTGCCGCCTGCGACGGTGTCGGCTTCGTCTGCCGGTTCTCGTTCGCGCTCGCCCTCGGTGTCGGCCACAGCCGCAGCATATCGGTCCGGTTGCCGCCACTTGAGCGGGTTCCAGAGCAGGCGCGCGGGGTCTACGCCGGGTAAAATAGCGCATTGATTCACGAGCTAGAATTTGATAGGATTATTGGTCTGCAAAACAATGGTCCAGAAGTGGAACGTATCAATGTTCATTCGTTTAATCGCCGCTATTTTTTCATTTGTCATGGTGGCGAGCTTAGCCGATTCAGTTTCCGCTCAATCTTTGAATTGCAGAACAGATAGCTTCGGGACCTCACGTTGCAGCGACGGCACGACCTATCGAACAGACAGCTTCGGAACCACTCGTGACAACGACGGCAATAGCTGGCGAACCGACAGTTTTGGCACCACCCGCGGTAGCGATGGCTCCACGTATCGGACTGACAGCTTTGGCACGACGCGCGATAATCAGGGCAACAGCTGGCGCACCGACAGCTTCGGTACAACACGTGGAAGTGACGGAACCACATGCCGAACCGATAGTTTCGGGACTCTTCGCTGCAACTGAGTCAGTCCAACATTTCCAGAAATCCGGTCCGTGGTAGCCGCGATCCTTCCCGCCTGCGCCGGAGCAGAGCGACAGGCCGAAGAAGCATGCGTCTTCGGTTCCGGAAGCGGGTCCGGAGGAAGGTAGAGCCAGGTCATGCATGCCTCAATCTACTTTGATTTTGATATTGTTGAAGGTCTCGCCCGAGCGGGAGAGAACGGCTTCCTTGCCTGTGAAATGTTGCCACCGCTCCACGGCGACATCGACATACGCCGGGTTCAATTCGATCCCAAGGCAAACACGCCCGGTCGTTTCCGCCGCGATCAGTGTGGTGCCCGAACCCATGAAGGGCTCGTAGACGGCTTGCCCGGGGCTCGAGTTGTTCAGCATCGGGCGGCGCATGCATTCGACCGGCTTCTGGGTGCCATGGACGGTGGTAGCGTCCTGGTCCTTGTTGGCGATCTTCCCACAGGGTGGTCTGCTTGCGGTCGCCCGCCCAGTGGCCCTTGCCGGTCTTCTTGACGGCATACCAGCAAGGTTCATGTTGCCAGTGATAGTCGCCGCGGCTGAGGACGAGGCTGTCCTTGGCCCAGATGATCTGCGACCGCACGTTGAAGCCTGCAGCCATCAAGCTTTCGGCGACCGTCGCCGCGTGCAGCGCGCCGTGCCAGACATAGGCCACATCGCCGGGAAACAGCGCCCAAGCCTCTCGCCAGTCGGCACGGTCGTCGTTCAGCACCTTGCCGGTGCGCTTGGTCTTGGCCGCGCCCGCTTGGTTGCGCCAGGACGGGTCATATTCCACGCCATAGGGTGGATCGGTCACCATCAGCAGCGGTTTTACATCGCCTAGCAGCAGCCCGACCACATCGGCGGACGTGCTGTCACCGCAGATCAGCCGATGCGATCCAAGCTGCCAAAGGTCGCCCACCAACGACACCGGCGTGACCGGCGGTTCGGGAATGTCATCTTCACCGTCGACCGCGCCGCCTTCCGCTTGATCCGGATCCCGCAACAGGGCATCCAGATCCTCGTCGGCGATCCCCAGTAACGACAGGTCAAAATCCTCGGCCAGCAGCCCCGCGATTTCGTCGCGCAGCATCGCTTCGTCCCATTCGCCCAGCTCGGTTAATTTATTGTCGGCGATCCGGTAAGCCCGACGCTCGGCTTCGTCGAGATGGCTGAGCCGGATCACCGGCACGTCCTTCAGCCCAAGCATCGCTGCCGCCAGCACCCGACCATGCCCGGCGATCAGTTCGCCATCGTCGGCCACCATGCAGGGGACCGTC